CACCGTCCAGTGATTTTAGTGAGTCACGGTTCTTAACGTCAAACACAAATGGTATGTCCGTGAAATTACCGTCTACTTTTTCACCCATAGCATCTGTAGGGCTATCTAGTGTTACCAAACCAAAGAATACCTTGACTCGCTTTACACTACGAATGAGAGACTTCGTTGCTTCTGGAAGTGCATTGAAGTCTTCTATGTAACCTGATGGCCTACCTAAGTTGTAGCCACCTAAGTTATCTTTAAGGTCTTTGTTAAGGCTGTTAGCCAAAACGCTTTTCTCCATTTCAGTAGTGTCACCGTTCCAGCGCTGCCACTGTTGGCGTACAGCAAAGATACGCACAGTAACTGTTTTACTGTATACTACATCATCACCTGTAGTTAGTTTATAAGCTCCTTTTGGTACGGTTGGCTTCATAAATGTTTCGCCATCCATAGATACCTCTTTCTCTAAGATCTCTTGGTTGACGTTGAGCCGTGATACGCTAGGCGTTGCGCTCTGTTGTGTGTTGTTAGACACACCCATAAGCTCTGCCATTGATTGTCCACGGTCTAGTGCTACTGCTAATTCTTGGCTCATATCTTTTCCTTTCGATGAGCGTTACATGAAATTGTAGTTATACATTATACGTCTTTTGTGTCAAGCCAGTTTGGGCCTATTTTTGCCTCTAATAATAGTGGCACATTCATACGTACTTTGTACACATCTTCTATCAGATCCACAAGATTATCATTAAGATCTGTAACTATTTGTAATACCTCTTCTTCTTCATCTGGGTGTATGTCAGCCACCGCTGAATCATGTACTGTGTTGATCAATACAGACTTTAGTGGCTTCAATCTTTTGTGAAACTCATTAAGTACAGCAGGGGTAACATCACCCGTAGCAAAACCCTGCACAGGATAATTCTTTAACATAGTAAAGTGCGTGACACTACCATTAGCTCTACGCTCAATGTCAGGGAAAGCATACTGCCTACCACTGATGTTGGTTATCTTGTTGAAGCGCATTGCTTCGTCAGCTAGGTTTTGCTGCCACTGTGCTATGCCTTTATACTTCTCGTTAAAGTGCTCATAGTAAGCCTTCTCAGCGTTGCTACGCCCATAACCAGTAGCGCCAAAGAGTGGGGCAAACGTATGTTCCTTCGCTGCCTGTCTAGCTGTAGGTTGCCCTGCATCAGAGATAACCTTTGCAGTGTAAGCATGTACGTCAAAGCCTGTCTCAACTTCTTTCATTGCAACCTCATCTTGGGCTAGGAACGCAGCCGCTCTAAATTCTAGCTGGGCAAAGTCAGCCTCTAAAATTTTCCCACCTTCCCAACGTGACACAAATACTTTCTTAACAGGGAATGTACCGCCGCGAGGCATATTCTGCATGTTAGGGTTCTTACTGCTAAACCTACCCGTAGCTGTTATGTGCTGGCTAAGAGTTGCGTGAAGGTATCCGTTAGACTTAGTATGCACAGATATGCCGCTAACAAAGCTAGAAAGATAGCTAGTGATAGCATTAAGGCGCTTAACATCCATAATAAAGTTTGCCGCAGTTTCCATGTTATTGTTTCTTGCTGTTGCCACCAATGCATCTAAGTTATCCTTTCCTGTTCCAAATCCACTATGAGCGATCCACTTCTTATTTGGTGCACTAAAGCCAAGCCCGGCCATCTGTTTTGACTCTTTCAGGCCATAACCTCTTGAGTCACAGGTAGTGCATTTGTTGGGCCTAGCGTAACGTGTACCATCTTTCTTTGTTTTGTATGTATGACCTGCCCCATTACAGGTAGGGCAAGTGAAAGCTGTAGTCTTAAACAACATCTTAGAATTAGCATTAACTGCAGCTTTAAACTCAGCCTTATCTTTTACAAACTCAAATACATCAGCCCATTCTTTCTTATCATTAGGCTTACGTGAGAAGATAACCTGAGATAGCTGTTCAGGTGAGTTTAAATTGATAGGTGTGTCACCCATAAGGTCACGTACTTGACTCTGTAGGCGCTCTTCTATCTGTGCCTGTTCAAGCTCAAACTCTTCCTTAACTTGCTCCAATACATCTAGGTCTACCTTTAGTCCTGACATGTACATTTCGGTGAGGGTTTTGCATGTTTGAAAGGTGACGGTTCTGACTGCATAAAGGGAGCGGGATTCTGGGGTTGCATAGTCTGCTTCGATGCTGTGGAACAACTCACAAGTTGTGAGGATGTCAGCCCGAAGATAAATGCTAAGAGAGTCGAGATCCGTCTCATGGGTGTTTATTCCTTTCTTTATACATGCAGTAAGGTAGTCTTCTTTCTGCTCTGCTAGACCTCTTCTAATAGCACATGCTGATAGGCCAATACCTTCTTTGGGCTTCTGCCCTCTGCATAGTATATATTCTGCCAGCATGGTATCGTAGATGTCACCATCGTATTTAAACCCACTAGCCCACAACCACATAAGATCATGCTTGGCATTATGCATAATAAGCAACGTAGTCTTATCAAGAACGTTCTGTATCAAAGCTCTACCTAGACCGTCTGAATCTTTATGCTCATTGTGATCTAAAGTAACAAGCATGACCTCTTCTTTGTTATCAGCATTTACCATGCCTACCTGCACAAGGTGGTTGCCTACCTCGTAAGGGTCAATGAACGTCTTACCATCACGCCATGTGATGCTGTTCTCTACGTCTAATACAAGTCTCATCTAGTCTCCTAAGCGGTGTAGAGTGAACGCTCACCATCTAACTCACAATGGACAACCCCATGCCATCCACCCTTTAGTTTATTCTTAGCAATGTTTAGGTGCCGCCGTGTTGACTCTTCTGACTGCCCTTCTACGATAGGATCTTTAGAGATTAAAACCATAAGATCTGCTTCCGCTGCCTTACCTGTCTTAGACCCTTCCATCATGGACTGATCCACGTAGACCTTACCTTCTGCAACAGCAGATAGCTGTGACATCCATATCACACAACAATTATGTTGCTTTGCAATGTTACGTGCATGGATGGCTGCATCCTTGAGGTATATGTCTGACTTATCGCTATTCTTGGTTGCAAACTTGTCACCCATATCCAACACAACAATATCAGGCTTTTCATTCTTTACTACCGCCTCAACCCATTTCATATCTTTGTTGGTACTGTCTTTGATACGGATGTTTTGTTTCACTGGATCATAGCGCTTACGTGCAAGTGATACATTCTCTTTCACTTCATCCATACTCATGTTGGTTGCAGCACTTAGGTAACGTGCACCTACACGCTCGTAGCTCTCTTCGTTACACAGCACGATGCACTTAGCACCCTGTGACGCCCAACCATCTATACCTGCTACCAGAGAGGCATGGAAAGAAGTTTTACCAGTATTGGGCCTAGCGCCAACCACAAGAAGATGACCATTGCTAACGCCTTCCACCTTCCTACGGAGACTTGGTATGTTAAACTTCCACTGCGTTTCAAGGTTATTCGCAGCAAGCAGTGTGTCAATGTCAATATCATCCCAATCAATGCGAAGGTTAGGAGTAAAATCATCTTTGTAATCCTCTAGTAAGCGGCGTAGTGGCTCAAGGCTATTCTGACTACCATTCACAAAGTCGAAACCTAGATTGGCAACTTGCTCCCCAACGTACTGTTGAAACAGGTGGCTCAAGGTGTCTTCTGCAATATCTTTCTTGATAGGCTCAGCCTTATCTAAACGCTGAAACAAATCCTGGAATGCAGATTTGGTAGCCGTTGTCATGGTTTGATTAAGCCCCATGAACACAGCCTCAAGATCAGACACAGACATGTCTTCTTCATACGTCTGCATTGCTGTGTCTAACGCCTGTTTGATCTTACGTGTGTCTTTAGTAAAGATCTTATCAGGGCAGCGTATGCCTTTGTGTTGATCATAAAACTCTTTGTTCAGTAGAGTTTTTATTAGTGATAATTCAATCATCCTTGTCTCCTACAAGTGTAGTTATTTATTTATTCTTGCTCTCTCTAAGGCTCTCTTACGTTCTTCATCGTCAAACTCACGAATCAGTTTGTGATCCTTAATGAAACGTCTAAGCCTACTGTTCTCATCTTTCAACAGTTTTATTTCCCAGCGCATGTCTTCTATTGTTCCAACCATACTCATATCATTCTTCCTCTAAGCAAAAGCCACACATATCATTCTGCGCTGGGCCACCACAGCTTACACAGGTCTGCCACTTCTTTTTCTTACTTCTGTTTGACTCTGATTCCAAGCCAGCTTCTACCAATGCTATAAACCCTGCATTAAAGATAGCTGCGAATGTCTCAGGGTCACACTCTACTTGTAGTGTAGCACTACCATCTTCATGCTCTTCTATATCTATTACTTTAATTTCACTCATCACCTTTGCCCCTTTGCTAATGCCATCCACGATACAGGAAACAACTTGTGCATCTGTATGCTAATCTTATTGGCTACCTCTTGTGTCTCTGCTTGTGTGTCAGATGCACAGCGAAGCTTACACATATCAGCAAATGCATCCAAGCTACCTGACCAGTACCACTCAGTCATCATGCTCTGTGGCAGTACCATACGTGCTTGCTCAGGGCATACACCTAAATCTAAAAGATACTCATACTCTGTCAATGCAATCTCGTTAAAACCATTGTCAGATACAGTTACTTTACCTGCGCTACCTTGCTTCTTATCAAGGCTACGTCCACGATACTTATCAGGCACGTAAAACTCAGGCTCACTGTCCACATACCTACGGCTAATCTCATTCCACCGTAGAAACTTATGCTTTACTAACTGCCTAGCTACAAAGACTGGTGCTTTGATGTGGAAGCTGGCAAAGCAATGCCCGAATGGGCTGATGTGTTTGTGTTTGGCTAGGTATTGTATAAGCTTCCTATCTTTTGTTTTAAGGTGTTGCTTAAAGCTGTAAGCATCTGACTCTTCGTAATCCCACTCAGTTTCTTTACCAAATGAAACACGGGCAGCGTTACAGACTGTAAGGTCATTACCCATGTGACCTTTGTATGTTACTTCAATCATTCTTCTATCCTATTAATAATATCTATGGCTTGTTCTACTGACATCTTAAACCATTCACCGTTTTCTTTTTTGTCGTGCCCAATGTGAACCTTCTGAGCTTCTGCATGTGCAATACTTTCTGCGACATGCCTGTCAGAAAACTTTTTCATGTACGCATACTCATGGTTTCTATGTGGAGTTGATGTATGAAACTGACCTATTCTTCTATTTTCATGGCCTGTTTCTACTACCCCAATCTTTACCCAACCTTCAAAGCAAGATGTAGTCACGACATATACATACCCCTCTGATGATTTTACTCTTTTACTTTCTTGAGTAAATTCACCTACTATAATCTTTGCATCTTTATTCATCTTAGCCACAACTTCTGCCCAAGTTTTAAAATATCCTGGCGTGTGGTATCCTAGCAACACAAAGGGGTGAGGGTCACGATCTTTCCTTGTGCCTTTAGGTATG